AACACTGTACTTTAGTTACATAGATACCACTTGGGTTTGTAACTTGGAAAGACTGTGCAAGTGGGTCAGTAAATCGAACACGAGTAGTCTCTGTCCAACGTTTTGTTTGGACTGTAGTAATACGAGTAGAAGTAATAGTCTTCTGTCTAGTATCCAGAGTACCCTGTGCAGTATAGTTGAATGTCGCACGTGATAGTGCAGCATTGTCATCATTCTTACTAATGTCAAGAAGTTTGAACTCACGAGTACCAGCACGGAAACGTAGACTAGGACTAGAAGGTATAAAGAATGAACCTTCAATAGAACCATTCACATCGGATTCAAGAATGGTTTGTCCCTGTGGATGTGATGACTTACGTCTATATCTGTTTGAATATGTTAGATCGGTTGCCTTTTGACCATAACGTTTGAAAGTCTCTTCTCTACAAAATGCACTTACATCCTTACCATCAAAGAATGGGAAGTAACGAGTATTTGGTCGTAGACCCTCTGCCTTGAAGAATACTTTACGTGAACGTATGAATGGTAGGAATGTCAATGATACAGTTTTGTCACCGACCACCTTACGAACGGTTCTTTCACCAACAACTACACGTTGCGAGAAAGACCTAGTGAGGTCAAACCCTTCGGGGCGACCTGCTCCACCATTAAGTTCGGTAGCCCTTACATTATTAGGTACACCCACCCAGTTCCATGCGGTTGATCGTCTCCAACCACCGAAACGGTTTCTCCCACGACCAGTCGGACTCTGAGTGCCACCGATAAGACCGAAGCCTGGTACAGGAACGTGCCATCGTCCAACTCTCCATTTCCAACGAGCTCTTCGGTTTGCACGAATTTCAACAGTCGTTGAACGGTCACCAAGATTCAAATCCGCAAGAGTTTCGGTTGCAGTCTGATTAATAACGTTTGCGGGAGCGTATCTTGTTTGGAACCAATTGTCTCTAGAGGGAGATAATTTTAGATTACCTTCACCTGTAATAACTGCGAATGGGTTAACATTCATTGAAGACGATACAAGATTCTGGACTATACCTTCCTTTTCACTATACTTCAGATAGATCGAGTCACCTTTCATTACAGTGTTTGTCGATAGATCGGAATCGTATGCAAGAATTACATCATCTTCTTCTGTGGGTACACCCAACATTTTTCCAGATGGGTCGATTGAAGCACGATACTCTGGATTATCTCCGTCCGAGAAACTTCTATCTGCGAAGTTATCAACAAAGAAACCTGACTTAGTTCTTGGGTTACCATCAGAATCTAGTACTAATAGAGCAGAAGTATCTAGTTCCAGTAGACTTAAAGAAGTCACTTCTTCTAGTTTATCAACTCTCTTTTCCAGTTCAGAGATATCACTCATGGTAAATCGTTTTGTTTTGATCGGTGTCATTACAACATCCGAATCATTCAGACCATATGCATTATGTTCTAGATGGAATAGTGCAAGAGTGTTCTCTGGAGTAGCAGGAACTTGTGAACCGAAACCAGCCTCACCGACAAGATTCTTAACTTCACCTTGTGTGGTTACAACGATCTTATCTGCACGTGGCACATAGTATTCAACATCTGCTTGGAACACATCACCATTCTGAGGCAGTTCGTTTACACCAGATGAAACAAAGACATCACTTGCATTATGGGTAGAACGGAAATCGATCACGTCTCGCAAACTGATTGAAACACGTTGATTAACTTCAAAATCTGGAATCTTTTCGTACTCTACTTGACCAGTATATGAGTTAACCGCAAAGAAGTCACCAGTACCATGTGTAAAGTGTTTGAATCTAGAGAATACATTACCTGTAGGTGCTGTAGCACCAGTTTCTAAAATTAAACGACCGTTCCCATAAAAACCTGCACGTTGACCATTGTCTACACTGAACAAACGTGAGATGTCATTACCGGCAGAATCGGTCTGTTTGATAGATTCCACACTAAAGATGTCTGCGACACCCATAGGAATAAACTTAACACCATTACCATCTGAATCAATTGCAGCAGCAACAGTGGTCTCGACCAAAGTTTTCTGTCTGAGTGCGGGTGAAGCCTTGTTCACTTTCGCATATATGGTAAGTGCTGTATTAGGGAGGTTGGTGACTGTCATCGACTGAGTACCAGCAGCACCAAATGTTGCATTAGTAATTACTACACCTGTGTCATTACGAGTAACAATCCAATCAGCAGTGTTTGCCCATGTCTCACCTGTAACTGTCAATGCGGACAATGTTAAAGAGGCACCACTTGCAGTACCAGTTACAACACGTTGTACCTCGAAGTCGAAGTCAGTAAGTGACTTGGGTCGTGCCTGCGGTAATGGATATACCAAATTAGTTTTTTGTGATTCTTTAATTACTGCTTTACTATTCTCTAAAATAAGAACCGCACGTTTAGTTGCGGTAGTACCAACAGTCTTAACATTACGCAAAGACTGACCAGAGTTCATCTTGATGTCGAATAGATACACTCGGAAGTTTGCGCCATCTTCTTCAATGAAACGGACTCGTGCAGTACCAATCACACTACCTGATGGGTCACTCGCATGAGTCGATAGGTTTTGTGCAGCGAAAGTCCCAACATCAAGTAGACCTTTCAGTTCACTACATATGAAGTACTGACCATATGAGATACCAGATACTTCATTCGGAATTATTTGAGATGTACGAGGTTTTGCAATTGTAAGTGGAGTAGGTTTCTCGGTCGCACCACGATAACCATTCACATATGCAACACCATCAGATACGGTTGCAATAATATTATCACCAGAATCTTCGAAATCTATGGTGAATGGGTTAACAATATAATTACCAGACTCTTCTTCAGTCCTTGTCGCCAAGACATCGTTAATCTTATTGTAATCGTCAGTACCTTTTACTTGGTCAACGATATTACCTTCGTGAACGTCACAGTAATAAACAAAGTTTTCATCACTTTGAATCAGGTCTTTGGTTGTTAAGGTAAGTTGGATACGATAACGATCTGCGCCAGGCGAAGATAAATTTGGTGTTACACCTTGGTTATCATACAATGCATCCGTATCTGCGGTAGTTACGATGTCTTCGGTTACTTTGAAACCAACAACTTTGGTTGGATATCTTGTGTACTTTGAAAGGATGATTGACTGACCCTTTGAAAATACAAAATGTCCACGAGTAAAGAAGTCACCTTCTGCGTTTGAAATCTGACAACCACGACCGACAGGTAGTTCTGTACCAACCGCATTTGCAACCTGTAATGTGACCGATGCGCCCACATTGGTCATCACATTACCAGCAGCTAATCGGATAGGTTCTTCGCCAGATACACCCGATGCAGTATTAATGTACTGTACATAAAGAGTTGAGGGGTCACTACTTGTAGCAGCAACAAACTCAAGTACTCGCACCTGAATACCACTTCCAGCACCAATGTTCGGCCCAGTAAGAACTGTTCCGACCAATGTTTGTGGGTCAGATGGTAGGGGGTGTGTCAGTGTGTTTAATTTGATGAACTCGTAATCATTATTAATAGTTGGGCCGCCTGGATTTACTGCAGCGCCTTCCTTAAAAATGTTTCGACCAAATCTTCCTATTTCCTCTTGGATAATAGTCTGTAACTGAGTAAGTTCTCTTGCCTGTAGAGATCGTCCACTATTAAAGAGGAGTCTGTGGTAGTTATCACTATCTACAAAATCGTCTTTGTATGATGAAGAGAATACATTGGATGTAAATGTTTTTGACATCAGTTTTACCTTAAATTTGGATTACGAGTTTAATATCTTCGGTCTGATCTGTCGAACGAGTAACAGAAGCACGGTTATCAATATATAGGACTTCTCCAGTAGTGGTATCTACTTCGGGAGTCACATAAGGCGATATCGATGCATTCAATACACCAGCTCCATTACCACTCACTTCTGTGATCGCTTCACCAGCAGAGAAGTTGCCAAAACCAGTTTCTAATGTTTGATGATACCATATGTTTGCAGAGTCAACTTTATCAATAAACGCTTGAACACCTGAAGTTCCACCTACAATTTTGTTATCAGCAGTAAACCCTTGAGTCACACTACTGAAATTAACTTTCTTCAAACAGATACCAGTATCAGCAGTGAACAATGCAGAACCAGTTGAGTCACTAGGATTCTTCAATAGACCAACTTGTCGGAAATCGTTACCAACAATAAAGTCGGTTGATTCAGTACCAGATGGTTTACTGTTCAACATGATTGCGGTAGAACGTAAGTCATCTCTTGGGTCTGCACCAAATCCACCATAACTTCCAATGATTGCACGTACTTTAGCGGGTTTAGTTGGTGAACCACCACCTGTAATGACCACTTCAGCGAAATTATAACCAGAACCTAATGTATAAGCACCAGAACTATCAATTAGTTTAACATTGACTACCTGACCACCAGAGATGGTGGCGTCAGCTTTTGCCTTCGTTCCATTACCAACAATTGATACAGTGGGTGATGATGAGTAACCAGTACCACCTGAGTCAACTGCATACCCGATAATCTGACCCGCAATAGCATTGTTCTGTACTACCTGTTGTTCGATATCAGCAGCAGGAGAATCCGAGTCAGTGGATAACACCAGTTTTGTTGGTAGATAGTTTGCAGAAACGAACTTGGTCGCATCCAACGCACCAATGGAGTACAAGAACTTCCAAATATAACCATCCGCAGTATCAAATGGAGTACCCACCGTATTACCTGTGGGTTGAACTGTAGATACCTGTGCCAGACCCTGTGCGTTTCTACCCTGTTGGATACACATATAAATTTGGTTGTTGTCGTTCATGACATAGTATGTCTGAGTAGGATAACCAATTTGTGCATCATCATATGCGGAATAGATCGAACCCGATGACCAGTTATAACGAGGAACCACAAACGAAAGGTCAACTACCTTTTTCGCAGACTGTAATCCAAGACGAAAGTCTCTTTCTTCTCTTGCAGTGTTTAGTGGAGCCGGTGCAATGTCCGAATCGTTCCAATCTTCAGAGCGACCAATCACCGCATAGTAGTGCGTACCCGAAGAATCTATATCATCCTTCAGATTTTGAATTACCTGCTTTTTAATTGGGTTTGTAATAATCGCCATTTTCTATGTTATCCTATTGTTGTACCGTTATTAGATACGAAAAACCATTTACTTGCCGTTGAGTTCCATACAAGAATGCATCCATCACCCTGACCAAACGAGACATGACCATTGTTACCCACACCATAAATATTTGATGTTGAACCTGTAGTCAATCTTGCCTCACCCGCAGCGATATTCATGAAAGTCTTCATCTCACCTTGGATTGCGCCATCAGCAATAGTAGGAAGAATCAAACTACCTGAGTTAAATACCGTCAGTGGTTCGGTTAAGTCTACCGCACTTGTTGTGGAAACATCTGTTCCCTTCTCTAGAACTAATTTGTTCTTAATCTCGACACCACCTGTACCTTTCGCAGATAATTCAAGACTGATATTAGTGTCCCCACCCTGTACATCTATAGATGGGCTATTACCTGTTGCAGAGTTTGAAATCTCAACATGGTTGACCGCACTCGAAACATTAGCAAACTTGAGATATTCATTACTTGAACTATCTAGTAACGATGCACCACCATCTAAACCACCCAGAGTTGGATTCTTAATTGTTGGGGTAAGTAATGTTTTGTTTGATAAAGTTTCAACGTGGTTTGCAAATACAAAGGTATCACCCGCACCCAATACAGGAAGCGCAATGTTACGATTCGCAGTGATGTTACCAACTGTTATGTTGTAAGTGTGACTGGCATTGGCATCCTGAATCTTCGGGGTTGTCATTGTGGGAACAAGAAGAGTCTTATTAGACAGTGTTTGAGAAGAACTGTCCAGAACCAGTGTTCCGCTATCATTGGGAAGATATACATTGTTATCAGCGGTAGGTTCCACCGCAAGCAATGTAGTTTCATGTACATCTTCAGCCTGACCTTCGAACACCACACCCAACTGGCTGAGTGTCACAGTCGAAGAGTCACCACCAACAGACGTGTAGAGTTCTGTAAAGTTCTCGTTTATTTTTTGGGCAGCAACACGAAGGGTATCACCTGTACCATCGTTTGCTGTTGTTCCCCTGTTTAATGTCTGTTGTGCCATTTTATAGTCCGTTTGTTATTTAACTATTTATAAGGTTTATATGTTATAATGTAAAACTTTTTAGGTATTGATCTGAGTCTGCACTCCACCATTCGTGTTTCTGTTGGTCGAGTGTTTCGAATGCAAAGTTGTTACTCAAGTCCATACCATTGGTTCCAACTTCATCCGAATCATCGAATGTTGGTGAACCCGCAATCTGTGCCTCACGCAAAGATGAGTACTGATTATTGATTGTCTGTATCTGTTGTAGAGAGAAGTCTTCAAGTGAGTTGAACTCCGCATTGATACGACTATAAACACCCGCTGAATCAGTATATAGGTCATCCACAATAGCGGTCAAATCTGTAACTCCTTGATCTAAAAACCCTGCGGCAGAATGAACCGCAATGGGTGCTGGATTTTCTAATATAACTTGTGGTGCGGTCACGGTATCTGTCACGACCGACATAATCTGAACTTCCGAACCAATGAACATCCCAGCTGGATGTGTAAATAATTTGTATGGTTCTAACCATTCTGACTGTGATATATCAGTCTTGATTAGAATCGCAAATGTCTGAAATAATTTATCATTAGTCAGATATTTTTGTGAGTTGAATCCAATCTCAGAACCAGTTTCACCAACCTTGAATACTTGGTTTTTAGTATACTCTATTGAGGGGTCAACATCAAAAAACGTTCGGAAGAACTGTTCAATAGAGAATTTAGTTCCCTTTGAACGATACAACTGATTCGAATATTTTGCTGCAGCACGTTTGTCTTTGAATCCCTCAAAGTAAGATTGACCCAACAGTAATTCATCTTCAATAAATGATAGAAGATTTATATCTGTCTGTGTAATGTCTCTACTGTAGAATAATTCGTGTACGAGTTTTGACGGAGATAAGTCATCCTGTTCGAACCCATAATACTCTTTTAACAGCGAGATGAGTTTGGGGTATTCAGTACTAAAGAACTCTGGAAGGATGTCCTCAACTTTATGATCAATAAAAGTGAGTTCCCTTCGGTCGAGGTCGGTTAAAGTAACATCATTTCTGTTACTCATTAGTTAGTAACTCCAGATTCAACGTCAACGATACGTGAGAATGATTGTGATGTGTCGAACTCAACAATATCCTGTCTAAATGGTGTAACTGCACTTTCATTGGCTGGTTTTGCACTTAACTTAATAGTAGTTTCCGAACCAATAAAGTTGTCTATCTGAAGACCAACAATACTTACTGTATCACCAGTATAAGAACCCACATTGTCAACAAGAACTTCACTATCCTCAGTATTAAACACTTCTAATTTATTACTATTTAGTTTGTTTCTTAGGACACAAGTTTTATTCTTTAGTGTGAACTGATTTGATGTTATGATGTGATTAACATCATCGGGTGATGCTAAAGGGACAACATATCGTAATGTATGATCTCCCACACTAGTCAAAATTGGTGAGAATCGTCTCTGGACAAATGTTTCTGAACGAGAAGAAAGGATAGCAGGACTTACGTCATCAATCAATGATAACAGATTAGAACGTCTATATGATTGTCCGAACTTACCTGTATTGTCATCAAAATAAGTTTTAATTGTATTGTTTACTGTATCTTGAATAGTATTCCTTGACAAAGTGGTCAAGTTTGGGTTAAACTGGAAGAATGTTCTAGTCTCAATAAATGTCTTAACAGGGTCGGTGAACTTAACATTAAATGATGCAACCGATAATTGTTTTGCTAAATCGATAATAGAATCCTTAGTTACCTGTTCGGTCACTGCATCAACATCTGCATTAAATAGGATGGATAGGAACACTGTACCAAATTCTGGTTCAAGCGCATCTTCACCCCCAAAGGACTGCATATCCTTGATTAGTGTTGAGAAATTTCTCAATACCAAAGTAGAGTAATCTACAGCGGTTACCATTCGATTCTGAGTTGCATACTGGAATGGTGCAGTTTGTCGGATAGATTCATTCGTTTCTTTTGCCGAACCACCAACTGCGTTAGAGACTGTCGATACACTCATGTCATATGAAGTACCAGAAACACTAACACCAGACTGCGCTTCAAACACTTTCGCAGTGTTAGAGTCTTCGCCACTTACTGCAAGGTAAGTTAGTGTAACCTTTGAACCTGTCTTGGGTGCATCACCCAAAGTAGAACCATTACCAAATGACAACTCATAGAAACCATTAGGTGATTCTTTTAAGATGTACAGTGTGGAGTTTGCATTAATTGTGTTCGCCTTCAATATACTTGTATATGGTGTGAAGACTGAACCTGATGCTGTTTGAAACACACGAACAATCGCAGTATCTATATCCATAGTCGCATCAGGAACAATATAAACTGCATTGTCTTCTGCACGATGCACTAAGAAAGTTTTGACTCTCTCAGTACCTTCGAAAATCTTAATACTATTGCTACCACTCGCATCTCTAAATTCATACAGACCCGAACCATTATCCTCCGCAGATATGTCCTCTAATGTCTGGAACACAAATTCCTTATCATCCACAGTTGTATTAAACTTATATCCCGAAGGTATCTGTATGGTTGAGGTACGGTCAGTAACACCAGAAAGATTCAAAGATAACTTGACAATCGCCTGAGATGATGTCATACTATCTGGGATGTAACCGATACCCTCTGAAAGAGAAATCAGTGAACTACGAAGTTGTGCGGTTCCAAGGAAAGATTCGTTCAATGCGAAATTAGCGATCAATCCGTTATAGTGCGTATTATAGGCAAGAACATCTAGAATGTTTGACAAACCAGACGCTTCGAAGTTGTAATCCGAAAATTCTTCTTTCTGTGCAAGGAACGTTTTTAAGTTGTTCTTAATTGCATCAAAGTCTAATGAGGTTGATTTTATTGTTGTTGCCATTTTATCTTAACCTTGCAAGTGTGGTAGTGAACGTGGTCTCTTCTTCTGTGTTAACTACTTTGAATTTTAATGTTACTTCTAATGTGTTTCTATCGGGTTGAAGATTAACATCAACAGATAAGACTTCTGCTCTTGGTTCATAGATTTCTATATTATCTATGATATTTCTTTTTAGTGAGGCAGACCCGCCTCCATCCGCCAACTCAAACAATTGTCCTCTCAAGTTTCCACCAAAGTCTGGACGAAATGGTTTCTCCAACAAATTTGTAAGGATTAAAGTCTTGACAGCCTGTTTAACCGCACCCCCATTTGACTTCTTGTAGACTTCACCACTAGTAGGTTTAATCGCAAGTGTCAAATCAATATCTTTGTACTGTCGTTCACGACTACTCGATATTGACGAGGTTTGGAGGTTGTTGTCTTCTTGTGCAAATGCTCTTCGTATCGCCATACTTCTATTTATAACCTTTTTTACTCGGTTTCTTTAATTTCTACTAATTCATCTTCACTCATTAACTCATTATTATAATAAGTTTCTACATCCCCAGCGAACTCAATATCAAATGATTCGGGGGTGTTCGGAAACTCTAATCCTATTGATGCACAAAGACTTTCGTCTGGATTATAGTTATCATAGTCAAGATACAACTTACCAAACTTGACATAATCCTTCCAATACTCTGCAACATCGAATGTTCTTTCTAGGTCAATATTACCTTCTTGATCTACTACTTGATAATACACCAATCTACCATCAGACTTCTTCTGCATAGTTTCATCATTCACGTCTGGTTCTCTCATCTGATAGATTCCTTCAGAGACAATCAAACGAACATCATTAAAGTTCTTGGTATTACCATTGATGATTCTCATCGCTTCAGCTTGTAGGTATAAGTGTCTTGCGATTTTCTGTCTCTCGGTATTGGTTACGACATGGTTGAACGGAGTTCGGTCACCATACGCACCAAGGAACTTTGCAATCGTGATGCCAGGCCCTAACTTGGTTGCAGATGTTATCGCACCCTGTTTCGCTGGATTGTATACTGGGTCAACTAATATAATCATGGCGTAAATCTCTTTCCTCTATTCTCAATTGCATTACCAATAGGTTCAAATCCAAATCTAGATGAAGCGGATTTCTTCGCAGTCCTACCAACTGATGGTGGAGTCTTTGTTTTATATTGTGGATTGAGTCTTTCTTCTGCAACAAGAGTCGAACCAATAGTATTACGAGATGCCGAGTTTCGAAACGCAGAACGAATCTCTTGGGTTGTCGGAATCTTATCGAATACGTTTTTATAGTCATCTGATAACAGGGTTTTGGTCAATAATACATCTCCACCATCAACCACAACTGTTCTGATTGCATAGTCACCATTGACCGCTTGACCTATTACCCACTCACCAGTAATTTGTGCTTGACCAAGACCCGAACTCGGATATTGAAATTCCTCTGCAAATATAGGAGTATGTGTACTTGCACTTAACAGGTCGGGTGGTGTGAATGTTGCCGAACCCACCGCAGCAGTACCAGCGGTTACTGCGGTCTTCGCAGCTTTTGCATTCTGTGCATAGTATGACCTAAGTGAAAGATCAGCGAAGTTTGCGTTATTCGCTTTCCATGCTTCAGACGCCTTACCAAAGAACGTACCATAGAAGTTCGCACCTGAGTTAAACTCAACAGGGCCTTCGCCACCTTGGAATACGTTACCTGTAAAGTCAACCATTCTACCACCGATTGCACCCTTTTGTCCCATAACAGAAACATACTTCGCACCAGTGATGTTTGCATTCTTACTCGTGATTGCAACTGCTTCCTTACCTGACACGAGGATATTGTCCTCCGCAGCAATCTCAATATTACCCTCAACAAAATTCTTTTGGTCTAACTTGACAAACTGATTGTGGTCTGCTAACATAACATCTGTAACGGTACTCAAGGTTCTGTTTGTCTTGGTCTTCTTAACAGTCTCTTCACGATTACCTGTTGTGATGGTTCGATGATTCTGTTGAATCTCTTCACGTAGACTACCACCAACATTGACATTGTAGTTACCACCCACGTCAACATTGTAGTCACCAGTCACCTTCATGTTCAAGTTACCTTGATACACGAGATTACCATTACCCTCAATGATGACAGTCTGGTCACCACCAGTCACTTCGACCTTGTTGTTTACTGCGGAAATGATAACAGAACCATCTGCCCTCATCTCCACACCCGCACCTGTACGATGTTTGATCAGTACTCGTTCACCGCCAGGCGTGTCATCCTGTTCGATTACATGACCCGACACAGTTTCCTGTACTTGGTTGAACGGATATTCGGAAGGACGTTGTGACTGTATCCCCAAAGATACACCAATGTCACCACCCCCAACATAGAGGTTATTCGTCTTGGAACCACGAGATGCCTTATTGATTGATGACCCATAGTTATACTCACGTTTGGGGTACTCACCAGTAGGGTCTTGCATTCCATCACTAGGAACACCCAGAGTATTCTCTGTACCTTCACCGATCTTATCGACTCTTAGGTCAAAATTGTCTTTCTTAGTTGTCACTTATTCATCTCCGATGGACTCAATGGCGCAGAATTTAATGGGTCACCTATTTTATTCTCTTTTCTGAATACCGACTCAATATAATCCTGTACATCAAAGTATGGGTCAAATTCACTTGCATCAATGTCGTTGTGTCCAAACACTTGTCCGCCTGGATATCTACGATAATAACTATTGACAAACTTTTCTAATGTGGTAAACTGTTCTCTAGTAAACGATTGTGCAGACCTATAGTCTGTAGGGTTGTTATCACCCGAAGAAACATTCAGTCCACCCACCATTGCAATACCTATAGAGTATGTATCATGGCCATTGACCACAGCGTGTTCACCGATACGGTTAACTGGTCTACCACGTTGCAGTCTACCATCTCTACGAATCACATAATGGTATCCAATACCCTCATGTCCCAACTCTACTTGTAGGTTATTTATCTCAACCGCACCTATATCTTTATTGGTGTATGTCTCGGTTGCATGGATAACCAACTCTGTGATTTGACGGAAGACATTACCAAATTCCGCATCAAGTTCCTCGACAGATGATACCATAGTGAACATATCATCTGGACTACTCTTGCCACTCCATTTCGCTGACTGATCAATTGGTTCTGCAACATCAAACAAGTTAGCACTAACAACAAAGGAACCACTAATGGTAGTATCCAAATCACTCATCTGTTGTTCAATAGATGATATTTCTTGTACCGCAATCGCAATCTCTGATTCTGGGATACCTCGTCTTCTCGCTTCCTCTTGCATCTTTATTTGCATATCTAAGGTAGTAGAAGTATTAGGGTCATCACCAAGAACTTCTTTCATGCGGTCTGATACATTAGGTGACTTGGACACAAGAGTCTTAACACCCTCCTTCTTATCCTTACTATTACCCGAATTAAACTGTTCCAGTATCGCAATTCGTTCTTGTTCTGATGATGATATCCCGCCAGGAACCAGATTCTCAATGAAAGATGATGCAGCACCAGTTAGTGATTCTGCAACATTTTGTAGAACACCAGACAAACCCCTATTACTTCTACCATCAAAACCAGTGTTGAAGTTATCCGCTCCTTCCTTAAATTTATCTAACGAACTAGAAACATTTTTCACATCAGTATCTACAATACCAGCGGCAGTACCCAACTCTGGTATTTCGGATTTAAGTCCCTGTTTTTTATCGGTCAGTCCATCTAGGTTAGTGGAATTTACAACAGAGTCTGTCGCTTTCTGAATCAACTTGCCAGGCAATGCTTGTGCTTCATCAATTGCATCAGTTACAGTTGAAACTGCATCATTTATAGCTGCAATGGGTGCAATCGAACTTAATGTGTTCGCCAGATTACCCGAAAACTTTAGATTACTCATGGAAGGTCTAGACAGGAAATTACCGCCAATAGAACTAGGAGGTCTCAGTGCTTCGGTAATATTCGTGAAGGTTTCTATTTCTGCGAAGTCTAACGATTTCTTATTCTCCGCAATACCTTGACATTTTGCAATACTCTCCGCAGTACCATCACACACAACCGCAAGTGCAGAAGTCGGGTTGGTCGCTTTAAGTGCTGGAAGTCCTGTTAATGATGTAACAGATGTTGTCTTAGAACCAAACGAACGAGCGGGGTCGGTTATATCACGACCAGCACTCTGGGTTATCGTAAGATTACCAGAACCATCAGAGTCTATTGTTTGAGTTTTCTCCACTAGACTACCATCCGAGTCAGTTGGCACTTTCAAACGAAGAAAATTACCATCTGAGTCGAGTACAGTATCACTTGTTGTTGATGTGTTATTCCCCTGTATACCAGTAATTCCATTAATGTTGTCGGTGAACTGTCCTACCGAACTGTTGATAACCTCTTCCGAAGAGTTTGTAGATTGACCTAGTGTCTTTATACCAGCGACTTCTAGACCATTTTCTTGACCAATGATAGTATTACGTTTCGCAAAACGTTCTTCGATTGCCCTTCTACTAGAACGAAGATGTGTCGCCTCTAGACTATGTTTCTTTCTGTTCTCGGAACCGAGATTAACATTCAAATTTGTTTTATCAAGTGACATTATGAAATCCTATCTACTAAGTTAAGTGCATTTCTTTCAATCTCTTTGATTGATACACTGTCTGGTTTGCCCAAGTAGTACTTACTGACTATGTAACATATACCTTTATTCTCAAGTTTATCTGAGTTGAGAAGTCTAATGTTTGTACTAGATTGTGTACCATTTAATTCAAATGCGACAAAGGATAACTGAATCAAAAATTCGTTATAATCGTTAGAGAATTTTTGTAACTCTGAGTATCGGAGTTTCGTGAATGCCCCTATCCCATTTGAATCTGAACTAACACCTGTCTTAAAACCAGAAACAAAACTGAGTGCAGCAGTTAAACCTATAGATTGTTTAACCGAATAACCTAGATTTAAGAAGAACGATACCGCAGTCTTTTCCCTATTTTGTTTTACAAGCAAAGAGATGTCACCAGTTGTTTCGTTTTGTATATCGATGTTTTTGGGTGAGGATTCTGTCGCAACATTATCCCAAACAACTTCTGGTTTGTTATCTGCATCCAAGGAGACTTCTGTTTGACCTATTTGTACTGTAGTAGGATATTCGATATGTGGAAGTGAACCAAGTATAATAGGTGTCTGTGAGTTTACTCCATCCATAAACATACCAAATACCAATGCACTTGGTTGTAGTTGTGGCATTCGTCCGATACCAGATGCACCGCCTTCGGTAGTAGGAACCATGCATTGTGCCCAAGGTAGATCGGACTGAGGAATTAGTCGGGTGGATTCTGTGTGTAATCCGTGAACACGAATCTTCACTCGTCCCTCATAACCATATGGGGGTGATGCATCAATCACAGTTGCAACGAACCATCGTGTGTTATCACCATAGAACTCAGATAGAATTGGATTCATTATGGAAGTTTCTCCAGTTTACAAACATTCATCGACACGGTGTGTTGTGTCCCTTGGAATGTGTGTCTTGTATCATAGATAATAAAATCACCTGACTTCGCCTTATCTACCAAATCGTCTGGTGATGCAATTTTAGATTGTTCAATATTATCATTCACGATTTTTAGATTAACTATATCACCAACACCAGCTTTTGAGATGATGAAACCAGCACCTTCGACAACCACATTTAACATATTTTTATACAAATGATTCAGTACTGACCTTCGTTCTAATTTCTTTTTAAGTTTTGTTCCATCGTATTCATCGTGGTACGACTTAAATCTACCGTAAGTACCCGAAGAAGTGACAGTATGGTAGACATGAGAACTGTGTTCATCTATAATCTTGTCACCTATCTTCATCTCTGCATCAAACACGTTCTGATTTGCACCAATAAAACTATGTTGTTCTAGATTATCTAGAACATTTTTTATTGAGTGTTTACTCTTGGATATCCTACCAGTATTAATATTGGTATTCTGCATAGTAGAAGCAATTGCGCCCTGTTGAATCAAGTTTAGAGTATTTGCTTGTTTTGATACCATGAGCGCCTTAATCGTGAAGGTCTTCTCAAACTCTGTCTGGTCTTCTGCGCCAGCAATGTTTGCTGGATTATACACATAAGGTAACTTTGAGTTGAACGCCTTTTGTGACAACATCGCATCTAGATTACCCAGTCTTAAATTTTTATCATGCATTGATGCATATGTAAAGAATGGCGAACCTGTGACTGTGGTCGCACGTTTGGTCAACCAATCTACTGCATCAATTGGTGTCAGATTAGGAATGATACCTTTCATATTTGATTGTAACGGAAGGTTTCGTTTTCCATTAGGTAAGAATAGATACGATAAGTCAATGTCAAGACCCATCTCTGTTGCAAGCATCTTAATTAAGATTTCATCAATACGACCATTGAATGATTTGCTGATTTTCTTGAGAGACGATAGAAATGCGTGTTCATCTAATAATGTAAACAAGAGTACACTAGACTTTCCATTATCGTTAGACTTAATAGAACGTTCGATACCTGTCATAATGAATGTACGTTCCATGACCACATCAAGATTGTTATCAACCGAGGACATCTTAATCGACAATCTCTCGGTTCCTTGAAAGGATATTGTGTCGAATAACGCTTTATCATCAAGAAGGACAACCTGACCTGATAGATAAGGTTTATCTAAACTTTCGAATAAACTAAGTTCCACAACAGAAGTCTTTACGTCAAAGGATGAAACATCTCCGCCCCCAAAACGATCAGCGGTGATTAGTGCTTCAATAATTTTATACTGTTGAGACTTCGAGGTCTTCATTAGACACCTTTATGGAAATTATTAAACTCTGACACAACTTTTTCGATTACACTTGGTTTCAATATAATAATTTGTTTCAAGTCATCCTGTTTTCGTTCTACACGTTCACGATATGTCACTGCTGTTAGGTTTCCAATATTACCGAAGTCGTATAACGGAACATCCTGATAAAGACCCTTAGCGTCTTCGTAGTGATGAACAGCATCATATTGTTTTGACTCTTTAATCAGTGTAGCAGTAAAAACCTCACCCTCTGCGGATGTGTAAATTAAGGTTTCGTTCTGACCGAAGTTTTCTAGATTTGGTAACTTACCAAAGAGAGCGCCAGGGGTCAAGGAAGTGTCAATCACTAGTTGACCAAGGTCTGGGATACGTCTAACCACACGTCCTACTGTACCACTCTGTGTACCAGTAACAACCTGTCCTACAGGAAAGGAGTTTGATATGTCAGTGTTGGTAGTCACGATGCGGTACGGATACTTTGCCTTTATAGCATCCAACACTTGATGTTGTACTACGGGCCAACCAGACGAACGTATTGAGTCATTCATCAAAAAGAATGTCCAGTAGTAATCGGTTGTTCCATAAAGTCTGTAAGATAGTGTGTCGGGTCTATCACCAGAAATAATGGTGTGTTTCTGATAAAAAGAAATATCGTCTTTCAACCCATCGATCAAATCTACATACTGACTGATATTATCAAACAGTACTGGTCTTTCATTGTCACCAAATCTATAATCAGTGAGAGCGAAGTTTCTGAAATACTTAGTTGTCATTAGAACCCATCCTCTTCAACATCTTTTCTGTTGAGTGTTCTTGTTTCTTGGAATGATAGTGACATTTCAATTTCCTGAAAGTTACCATCAGAATGCATTGCCATAGCAGTATTATTATAAGTAACACTCACATCTCTTAGGTAACATGGTTTGATTCGAGTTGCAATCTCTTCACCCTTATATTCCAGACTGAGTTGAAATTTGTTCGGAAACTTATAACCAACAGAAACCTGACTACCCGCAACGTCTATATTGATATTTTCGGGATATAGTTCTGTTCGGAACAATTTTATAATTTCTTTAATTTCTTCTGATTCTTTCTGTGATGTCGCAATGAACTTAAACGCAAATGCAAACTCACGAAGTGCAACAGACTTAAATAATACACGAGTGTTTGGATTGGTAGTTACTTGACCCGCACTTCTGAACGCACCAGCGATTTCGTCTGGGAACTTACCCATCAGTTTTACTGTGGCAAGTTTAGCAACATCTTTGTTTGCAGCACCATTGAATGCTGAACCTATAGTCTTACCTGTTTGTTCCAACAATGCATTGACAGCACCACTACCAGATTTAAGACCCGATTCTGCGGCCGCACCCATACCTCCCAAGTCCATATTATCATAAGCAACATTATCACGAAACTGCAAACCAGCAGGAAGGTACAAGGATACTTGTCTTCCTAATGAAGTGAGAGGTTTCCTCTTAGTTACAGGCATTTTGTCGGGGACTAAACCCTTTACCTCATTGACCGCTTTTTGTTGGTCTTCAGGATTATCCCCAACGACCTTTGCTACCGCAACTTTTGCGAGTGCCTTGGTCATTTCTCCGGCTGCACCCAGAACATTACCGAGATCGGTCTCGTCTTCTTTCATTACATTGAAAACGATTCTGCCCCCATAGTCATCTGGGTTATTCAGT